CCCCAAGGGGGGGCGCTTCACATTGCTGTGAAGGGGGCATAACGCCTGGGGTATACGAAAGTATCCCCTGAACCTTCCATTCATCACGGGAGGTTCTCTTTTATGCGCGATGTGTCTGATACTACAGTAACCCGGTCGTTGTTCCGCTATAAACGGTACAGAAACTGGGTTAACGGTAGTCCTGGAACTTGGACTGACTGGTCGTATGTTCGGTATAGTGCCGTTTCTAGCACTGTGCCGCTCATCTTCTCGGGCAGATCAAGCATTGTAGAAGGTGACCGTGTTCGTCCGACCCCTTATAGAGGGTACAGGCTTACTACGGAATCCTCCAGTGTCTATGATGTATATCATGACTCTGGTGAAGTCTACAATGGCACCCAATGGCAGTACTTAGCGTACGGCAGTTGGGCTCCCAGTAACGCGCACGTCAACATAAAATCCGCTTGCGGATTGTATGATGACGGTAGTCCTGCTGTTCCCAGTTCCGTTATCAATGGATCTGAGACCCTCGCTCTTAAGAGGGTAAACAACATGATTGTCAACTACGCCCAAACTTTTGGCGAGATGGCTCTCAATGCAGGTACTATGTTGAGACAGCTTAGGAGTCTTATCCTGGCGTTTCAGGCGTTAAAGAGAGGAAATGTACGGTTATGTTTGCGCCATCTCGGCGTAACAGATCTCACCAACGTGGTGGATTCTGCGAACAGTACTTGGCTCGCCCTTAGATTTGGGTGGGAACCACTACTGAACGACATAGTAAACTCTCATGACGCGATTCTTCAGTCGCTCAAGCATGAGAGATCTGTTCTTACGGTGAAGGCGGCGGATACGGCATCTTACGATGCCTTAACGTCTACCGCCTTTAACTCTTCCGGAACAACAGAGTACATCTGTGAGACTAACCTTGCCTTTATGGTTAAGGATGAAGAGGTTCAACGATTGAACCAATTCGGTCTCTCAAATCCTCTCGCCACATCTTGGGAACTGATTCCATACAGCTTTGTTATGGATTGGTTCACAGGAATGGGCAACTTTCTATGGGCTCTCTCTGCTCCGTTAGGGACAGAGTTTGCTTACGGCTATCAGAACCGTATTGCGCGAAGTAACCTTAGCTTTCATCATGATAGCTATGACGCCTCGTGTGACATAGAAAGCTTCGGATGGAAGAGAGTGATTCTCTCCTCGTATCCGAACGCTAGTCCAAGGATGAACCTTGGATTAGACCGCAACAGGATAGCAACACTGTTATCCCTTACAGGGCAAAGGATCTCCTAATGCCTGCATTTACCACTCTTACGGTTTCTGACCGTAATAGTACTGATCACTCTTTCGTGCCAGTCATGGAAGAGGATAACGGAGTTTTCCGATTTGTCGAGAAGGACCCTTCTGGGGTTCCTATCGGCGAGAAACGGCTCCGTGTATCGCTTCGCGAGACTCCGTCCAACCACAAGGTTCGCCTGCGGTTGGAGGTCCCGGTCGTCCAGACCGAGACCGTGGAAGGGATTGACAATCCCAAGATCGTGCGTGTTGGAACCGCGGATTTGGTTCTAACATTCGCGAAGACTTCCAGTACAGCTGAACGGAATCTGGTCGCCGGCCTCATGGCCGACCTCCTTCAGACCACTCAGACTGAGCTGGATGCCATCATCACCGGCCTCGAGAATCTCTATTGATAGAGGTAATCGTAGGAGAGCCCTTGTAATCTTGGTCGCTGTGATCAAGATAGGTGCTCTTTTCGTCATTCCAGACGAAACATGGAGATCGGTAATTTACTTTATTACCGGTCTACTACTGGCCCTTTAGGGGTTTGTAGTTTGATGATCTCCCTAATCAAAAGATAGGAAATGATATGCGAAAGCACGATCTGGACCAACTTCTCAACGATTTGGTTCCCACCGGGCAAGATATGTTCTACCGTTGGTTTGCACAGGATGCTGAGATGCTTATCTCAGCTTCCGCGAATGGTCCGATGCCACTCTTTCGAGAGTTGGTTGGCTCTGGCCCCTTGGGGCACGAGGCAACCGTTGGTACTCGGAAAATTCGTGATGATAATCTCATTGAGATCGTCATATGCTACCTCCCATATTCTCTCACTTTTGGGAATATGAGGTCAACGGGGATAACGACACGTACGTTCATCCTAAATTGGGAAGAGTATAGGGAGTTCCTTCAGGGAGCTCTTTATCACTCCGAACTTTTGGGTGAACGCTATGGGTCGTGATCCGAACTATCTCCCAGAGTCTGTCTGCTCAAGTTTTGAACTTGACCTTGATGCACTTATGTGTGCCTTGGCCGAGGACGGAACTTTTAAAGAACATTACCAGCTATCAGTGTACCGTTCTAAGTACATTGATGAGCAGTTGTGTTCGGCAGACGAGCGTCGCCATGCAGCTATACAGAAGTGGCTGCATGCAGAATACACGAACCTGAAATCAAATGAACGTATCCCTTTCGGGCAATCGTTCAGTTGGTGTCACTCAGATGATATTCGAGCGAAAGCTCGGTTCATCATAGGTGATATCCTCGGTTCCTTCTCTGATGCCGACGATTTGTGTGTGTCGGCTCATACGAATGGAGCCAGTACGAGGATCAGGCGCACCGAACTTGGTGCTATTCTGAAGCACTCTGGTAAAGCACATTGTAGTAGCAGGGCGATGCCTCACTGGTCCGAGGGTGTTAAAGACACCCTTTTAAGAGACCAGGAGGTGGAGCTCTGTGACTACAGCGAGCTATTCACCGTTCCCAAAGCGACAGATATTGATCGAGTGGCTTGTAAAGAGCCCGAAATCAATCTGTTTCTTCAGCGTGGTGTTGGTGATTATATACGCAAACGGCTTCGCCGTATAGGTATTGATCTCAACGATCAATCACGCAACCAGGAGCTTGCACGTTTAGGAGTGGAACGTGGTCTCGCGACCATCGACCTCTCCAGTGCCTCTGACTCTATCTCTCAAGCAGTGGTCTTCGACCTCTTGCCTTTTGAGTGGTGGAGTTATCTCGATGATATCCGGTCCCGGTCAATCTTGATTGATGGCCAAATCCGGAGTCTAGAGATGTTTTCTTCCATGGGTAATGGTTTCACCTTTGAACTGGAAAGCCTCATCTTCTACGCGCTTACGCGCGCAGTATGCTGGCAATCTGGAACGAAGGGCGTGATCTCAGTCTATGGGGATGACATAATAGCTCCTTCTTCGATTGTTCCGCGTCTAAGAACGATTTTTGCTTGGTATGGCTTTACAGTCAACCTAGCAAAGAGCTTCTGGACGGGGGATTTTCGTGAGTCTTGTGGAAAACATTACCACAAGGGTCGGGATGTTACTCCTTTCTATATAAGGGGTAAGGTGAGCACCAAGACAGACATGATCCGTCTGCTGAACCGTCTTATTGAATGGGACGGCCGCGAGTGGGGATTCGTCTGTGACCCTAGGGTCGCAGATTTCCTTGCTTGGTGGTCGAACCACATTCCGCAACACTTGTGGGGTGGCCAGGACGTCAACGATATATCGTCGTTGGTTACTGGTCATCCCCCGCGGAAGAGATTGGTTCGGAAGACTCGAGATCTTCACTCTGAAGGTCTACGAGTGCTTGGTGCCGACTACGAGTACTATCGACTTCTTCGATGGTACACTCTTAAGGAACTCTCTTCGGAGGATCCTGTAGAGGTAGTCCCAGCTAGATCAGGTAGCTACTTTGTAGCCAACCAACCTAGTTGGATAGTTCGTACGCATTGGAAGCCCTTCTTGGCTTTCAATCCCAATGACCTGAGTTGATCACAGGACCATTGTGCGTAGCATTCCAATCT